TAAAGGCGGCGAGAATAAATGCAAGGGAGCAGATTAATACACTTGAATCAGAAATTGCAGATTTGGAATTACTCGAGCAAGAATATTTAAAAACAATTGACGGGATAGAATTATAATGAAAAGGTACTTTATATCGGGGTATAATTACATTCAGGATATAGTCCTTGAGGCAGGTACATATACTTTTTGGGCATATATAAAAAGCAACTTCGGAAATACTTTCACATTTGCACTTGCAAATGAGGAAGGTGAATGGGAAGTGTTCGATGTTGATGTACAACAAGGTCAATGGACAAAAGCATACGAAGTATTCACCATAAAAGAAAGAAAAATTAAGTTAAGCCTGATATATAGATATTTTGACTCGGAACATCCTGTTTACGTTTTAAAGCCACAATTGATCAAAGGAAATATCCCATCTGATGCAGGATCAAGTCCTTTTGATATTGATAAGGTTACAGACGACCTGCACGATGCAATAGGAGGAATAGAAGACTTTACAAATGAAGAGTTTGCCGACAGGGTTTTAAGTTATGGCGAAAGAGTTTCGTTGAGGAGAGATTTGGAGGCCGTAGAAGTTATCTTTCAAAGTTTGAAGGGCAGCTATGAAAAATTACTCATCAATCCGTTTGTAAATGTACTTGTCCTGGCCGATTTAACCGCAAAATACAACGCTGTTTCATCCGCCAAAGATCAGTTATTTACAACGATTAATACAATTATAGATGGCAATAATATCGTTACTCCAGAAGAAATAGTAGTACTCGAAGAAGAGTTAAAGAACAACATTGAAGAAATTGTAGAACTTTAAAGCAATAAACAAGATGAAAGGTATAGACAAAATTTATCATTTAGTAGCAGGTTTTTGATTGCCTTAATATTTGGCTTAATAAACCATGTGATAGATTTTAAAGAATAAAAAGTATTATGTTTTTAATTTTATTTAACTAAAAATATTTGGATAATTCATTTATTAAATATACCTTTGTATTATTAATTTTTAGAAAACATGTAAAAATAAAACTTTATGACAAGAGATCAAGCATATGCTTTGTATACAGTGTTATTAGAAGCACAATCTAATAAACTAGAAAAGGAGATACTTAAAAAGTATGTATTACTTAAACTAGATCTACATAAGATTAAAGTAGAGGTAGATGAGGCAAGGGAGAGGATTTCAGAGGATACTAAAACAGAAGATGAGCAAGCTTGGAACAAGCGATTCATGGAAGTCTTTCAAGAATGGTTAGGAGAACCCGCTAACGTGAAAGCAGATATCTTTAGTATTGAAGAATTAGTAGAGTTTATTCAAGCTAATAAATTTAATGGTGGTCAAGAAGATTTTGTAATGCGACATCTTCTCAAGAAAGATGATAATACAGAATAGGTTGTTGAATAAAAATAGTCATAATTAAGGTTTTAATAATTGGTTGGTTGGTAGGATAGTTTAATTGGTAGAACTCTGGATTTGTACCCCAGGAGTCTTGGTTCGATCCCAAGTCTTACCTCATTGAGGGTTAGCTTAGTTGGTGGAGCATCTGACTGATATTCAGAAGGTCATTGGTTCAAGTCCAATACCCTCAACTGTGTCTATAGCTTAAATGGTTAGAGCGTGGGATTGTGGTTCCCAATGTATGAGTTCGATTCTCATTAGACACCTAGTATTAATTTAATAATAAAATTTTATAGGAGAATTAATATCCTCAAAATTGCGGATTGGAGAAGTGGTATCTCACCAGGCTCATAACCTGGAGATCACAGGTTCGAATCCTGTATCCGCAACACAAGGTGTTATACTAAAAACAATGTTTTCATATATTATGTATGATACATGGTATTGAACACCTTGAACATACGTCCATAGTGTAATTGGTAACACACCTGACTTCAACTCAGGACAATGGGGGTTCGAATCCTTCTGGGCGTGCTTATAAGACCTCATAGCTCAGTTAATTAGAGCACCAGATTTTTAATTTGGGAGTCCTTGGTTTGAATCCAAGTGGGGTCACTTTAAATTGAAATTAAATAATTAATACACGCTTAGGGGATTTAGCTCAATGGTAGAGCACTACGCTGTTAACGTATAGGCTATTGGTTCAAGTCCAGTAATCCCCGCAACTATATAAAATTGGAGCTTGTGGTGTAATGGTAGCATATCTGACTGTCGATCAGAAGGCTGGAGTTCAAATCTCCCAGGTTCCGCAATTATTTACTTTAAAAATTGGGAGAATATATGGAAGACAACGTTATTTACAGGGTTAATGTTAAAAAGATGACCCTTGAAAACTATATCAAACTATACAATGAAGTTTTCTACCCTAAGAATTATCCCTATCATCTTAGAGTAGGGCTAAGAGGAGAACCTAATAGGGTTAGTATGATTCTTCAAATAGGAGAACCTATAGAAACATCTGATGAGTTTGATATTGATGAACCTACACTTTATAAATTTCACGATGTTTTAACAGTGTATGGGGATACTGATGAAGAGGTTATAAATGCTTTTAATAGGATTGAATTATCTGATAATGTCAAAGAAGCATTTCAAAAAATATGGGATAAATAATATGAAAGATTTTAGTAAAGAAGCTAAGAAAATAGCAGCAGATTATTGACATACAAATGATTTATCTCCATATCTACCCAATAAAGATAAAGAAGAATATAATAGAGAACCAGTATATTGGTGTGCTACATGTAAATCATTAATGATAATCAATTTTGAATCTGAGTTAGATACTGAAATAGAATGTTATTGTGGTAAATGTGGCAGTACTGAAATAGTTAAAGGTTCTATACAAGAATGGGAGAATTTAATTAATAAACAAAATAATTAATATGGAAGATAATAAATCAAAAGTAGTGGAAATGAATCCAAAAGCCTCTGGTGAGGAGGTAAAACAAGATAATAAATTATCTTATGAAGAATTAGTAAATGTAGCTAATCAGTTACAAATACAGAATCGTCAAATGCAACAGCGGTTGTATCAATTGATGGAAGAACATTCTGTTATTAGAATGAACTTCTTATTCGAAATTGTTAAGAATTCTAACATGTTTCAAAAAGATACTGTAGAGGAAGCTATTAAAGAGATTGAGGAAAGTCTATTCTCCTCTTATAAGGAACCTGAGGACAAAATTTTAGAATAATATGAGAGGGAAACGATGAATAAATCAGTTACTAAAATACCATGCAACCTAACATCTTTTTTTATGTATTGGTTAATGTTTACATCTCCTATGCATAAGATGTCTACTAAGGATATGGAAATATTATCTTATATACTAAAGAAAAGATATGAACTGAGCAAAATTATCGTGGATGATTCTAAGATAGATACTTTTCTTTTCTCCAGTGAAATAAGAGATGAAATTGTTGAAGAGCATGGTATTACAAAAAACTCTTTACAAGTGGCTTTAAGTCATTTTAGAAAAATAGGTGTTTTATTAGAAAATGATCAATTAAATAAAAGGTTTATTCCCAACCTATCTCCAGGAGCAAATAGGTTTGATTTAATGATTTTATTTGATATACAAGATGTTAAAGAAAAGAGTTAAAGACATAGTTATAAAAGCTGCTAAGGAATTAAATCTTCCTGTAGATAAGGCTTTAGAAGCGTATAAAAGCTATTGGTTATTTGTTAAGGAGAAGATTGAGAACATGCCTTTAGAAGGTGTTACAGAGGAAGATTTTAATAATATCAGATCTTCTATCAATGTTATAGGATTGGGAAAATTCTCTACCTCGTATAAACGTATCCAAAATATAAATAAAAAGAAAGAAATTACTAATGAAAGAATTAAAAATAAAAAAAGGAATTCCACTACTTAATTATGTTATATTAACAGCAGATAGGTATACTATTGACGAACTAGCAGATATGTATGGTGGCATTGTACCAGCAGGTATGACAGATCAACTTAAACCTCACCAAAAGATTATTAGCATATCTCCTAGAAGTAGCATGGCTAATATTTTAGAGCCAGATATGTTAGTACTTATTAACATTGATAGGTATGGGAGATCAATGCAAAAGAAAAACTCCATCAAATCATCTATGGATGAACACTATGATAATCATGTTGTTTATGATGTTCCTGTAATAGAGTTAGATGGTAAGGAGTGTTTAAAACTGGGAGATAATGATATTGAATTCATTATCGAAGAGTACGAGTTTGTAAATAGTAAAAAAACTTCTAAAATAGAAGTCCCAGATCAAAAAATACTGGTGAATAAAAATCCAAATATTTTACTTAATTAATAATGTATAGTCCTGCTACTGCTAAAGGTGGTAGGACTTTTTTATTATATATAGATATGCACTTAATAAAATGAGAAAACAATAAGATTGTAATAGCCCCAGAAGCTTATGCTATAAAGGCTTTCAGAGATATATGGGATTCTGATAAATCTGATACTAAAGAGAGAGCTATATTACTACTAGGAACATTATATTTCATGTATCATCCTGGTAGTGATTTTAACTTTGAAATAGATGAAGAGACTAGGTTAGAGAATGTGAAAGAACAAACTGGGTTACCCCCTGATTGGGAGCCAGACACACTCTTTAAGAATGCAATTCCTGTATATAAATATCTAACTAATACTACCTCTTCAATTACTCTTAACGAAAATAAAAGGCTTTTAGCAAGGATTAGTCAATACTTAGATGAGGTCGAAATTAATGATAAGAATCTTGCTGCACTTACCAAATCAATTAGTGAAAGAACGGCTTTATCTTTAGAGATTAATAAAGCCGAGAGGGAGATTTATAAAGACGTGGAAGAACATTCTGCAAAAATGAGAGGTAAAGGAACCAAGACAATTGGGGATGACGGTTTAGCACATTTATTTAATACGGAATAGTATGGTTAATTTTAATAATATTATAGAATCCTATAATACTTACAGGGGAACTAATTATGTGGCTGTAAAGACTTCTAAACCTACCAGTAACCCCTTTGCAAAAGGGCAATTAGAGTATAAAATAAAGATAATAGATTCTATTACAGGTGATGAAGTATGTACTGCTTCCCAATTTATGTACACCTCTGAAAATATACCACAAGATGTTTGGTGGCCATTATATAAAGAAGTATTAAAATTTTTATTTACAAATGAAGGAATTTAATGAATTTCAAACCCCATTAACTGAATCTTTAATAGAATCCTTACCCAAGGAAGTAGTTGATGAGTTTTGAGAATATGTTAATACCGTACCTTTTATACAAAGACTTATATCTCCTGACAGGAAAAGAGCCAAGGATTTACCAAGAGATGAGGAAGGTAAGATTATAGTAGATCTCTCTAATCCTCATATTCTTGAAGATATGGATTACTTTAGAGAGACTGCTATACATTATCAAAAATACAAATGTTTCACTAAATTAAGGGTTAATACACACCCACAATCTGAATATATGAAGTGATTCAAGAGGGAGATTTGAAGAATATGGCATGGTATGGTGAGACCTTCTGATGGTGAATGAATCACTGGAGATATGTACTTTTATTTAAATTACTTCCCAATTATTCAAACTAAGATTATTAAGAAGGGTAAGGCTAGATATGGGGAAAGAACTGTAGATCTTCCCGAAGTTTGGGAGGGGGTTTATTGGAGATTTCATTATTGGGAACAAGCTAAAAAGGGAGGTCTTTATAATGATTTTGAAGGTAATCAACATGCTGTTGAGATTGCAAGGCGTGGAGCTAGCAAAAGCTATAGTGTTGGCTCTAAGATAGTTAAGAACTTTGTTTTAGGGATAGATGAACATACTAACACTAAAGTAAAGTCTTTAATAGCAGCTTATAATAAAGAATATCTCGTTAAAGATGGTACTCTTAATAAAGTAATTGATGGTATAAATTTCTTAGCAAATAATACACAATTTCCATCTAGAAAAATTAAAAACTCTCTATCTGAAATGCAGTGGATAGCAGGGTGAATTGATGAAGATAACCTCCCCAAAGGTTCTGAAAACGAGATGCTTGGAATCTCTATATCTGATGATCCAGATAAAATTCGTGGAAAACGATCAAACTATGTCTTTTTTGAAGAATATGCAGTTTTTCCTAAGTTCCTGGATACCTGGCAAGTAGCCCTCCCTAACGTGCAAGAAGGTAGCATTGCCTTTGGGCAGAATATAGGTATTGCAACTGGGGGATCAGAGGGTAGTGATTTCATGGGGGCTTTAGAAATGATTCAATACCCAAGAGGATATAATGTTTATGCTCTACCTAATGTTTATGATAAAAATTCTTCTGGAAAGAGAGACACCCTATTTTTCTTTCCAGGATATATAAATGTTAAAGGTTTTTATAATAAAGATGGTGTGAGTGATGTTGTAGGAGCTATGATTGAAGAACTTAAATTTAGGTATAACTTAAAATATAATTCTTCAGATCCTATACAATTGTCCAGACGTAAGGCTGAGACTGCTTTTACAATACAAGATGCTATCATGAAAACTGATAGTACTATATATCCTGTTGCTGATTTGAATGATCAAATCAATTGGTTAGATAATAATCCCGCTGAAACTCAAAAATTATATGTTGGTAAATTAGTATTAAGAGATGGGGAGGTTGAATGGAAACCTGATCCTGAAGCTCAACCTATTAACCATTTCCCACATAAGGATAACAAGTTAAGGGGGGCTGTTGTTATTAAGGAGCACCCTATCAAAGGATCTGATGGTAAAGTTCCATGAGGTAGATATATTTCAGGAGCAGACACTATAGATACAGATGGTGCGGAGACTCTTTCTTTATTTTCATGTTATGTTCTAGACTTGTGGACTGATGAAATAGTTGCTGAATATACTGGGAGAGAAGAGTTGACAGATGATTCTTTTGAGATTTATAGATTACTTTTAATGTACTATAATGCTGAAGGTAATTACGAGAATAATAAAAAGGGGTTGTTTTCACACTTCTCTAAATTTAATTCACTGCACTTACTTGCTGATACTCTAGAATTCTTACGTGAGAAAGACCCGCAAAGACAACGTATTGGTAATGCTACTAAAGGAACTCCAAGTTCTGTACCTATTAAAAATATGGGTAGGAGAATGATTAGGGATTTCTTGCTCAAACCTTATGATGATATTAAGATAGAGGTAGTAGATGGGGTAGAGACTGAGGTTAAAACCACTGAAAGATCTTTAAAGAAAATTAGATTTAGGGCGTTACTTCAAGAGTTGGCTACTTATAATACGGATGGTAACTTTGATAGGCATGATGCTTTATTAATGTTAATGCTTATTAGGGAGGATAAACTTAGATTACTTGGAGATGACTCTTGGGAGAATAGGTATGAGAGAGATAAAGACTACCTTGGTGATGATCCATTTTTTAACTCTAATTATGAGGGAAAGGATGATAATAAACAATTTTTAGAAACTATGAAGAGGTTAGGAATATCAGTTTAGTTATAAAATTGAGGAAAATATATTATGAATATCATAATACTATTGCACAATTTAAATTAAATTTTTAACTTTGCCTGATAAAATACTTTTATAAATATGAATAACTTTAATGGCTTACCCCCTGGTAAAATATCTTGGAAGAAAAAGAACCAGGAGTGGCGACAAAAACATGTAGATTGGGCTGAGAATTATATATGAAGTTATGATTCAAGGGTACGTAAACCATTGAAGAATAAAATAATTAATTCTAATTTGGTAAGTGGTATCTTGGATTTAGAAGATCTCAGGATGCTAATAAATCCTTATAACCAGAATTCCTCTGCCATACCTGATAATATACAACATTATCCTATACTTAATTCTAAACTGAATGTTCTTGCGGGAGAAGAAGCTAAACGTAGGTTTGATTTCAAGTTAGTAGTTACCAACCCAGATGCTATTTCTGAGATTGAAACTAATCGTAAGAACAATTGGATGAAGGATCTTTCTATGTGGGCTACAGAAAACTCTCAAAATGAGGAAGAAGCTATTAGAGACCTAGAAAAGATTACTAAATACAATAAATATGAATGGCAGGATATAAGGGAAATACGTGGT